CAAGCACATGGACTGGCCGGGCGCGCAAGAGATGGCAAAACGCTTTGCCAAGACGATTGACCCCAAGCTGCTGTCTGACGAGGATGATCCGGCACTGCAAGCGGCCAACCAGCAGATGCAGGCAATGAGCCAGGAAATGCAACAGATGCAGCAAATGCTGCAAAATGTCAGTCAGTCAATGGAAGCGCAGACGCTGAAGGTCAAAGAATTTGAGGCCGAAGTTAAAGCCTACGACGCAGAGACTAAGCGGATTAGCGCGGTGCAGGCCGGAATGAGCGAAGAACAGATTCAGGATATTGCAATGGGTGTGGTTGCCGCCGCGTTGGAGTCGCAGGGTATGATGAACCAGATGCCCGACATGCGCGAAGAATCCATGCCAATGGAAATGATGCAGCCAGACCAGATGCCGCCGCTAGGTATGGAACAAATGCCGCCACCGCAAGGGATGCCACAGTGAAATGCAAAGACTTTATGGGGTTGTTGTTCTTAGCGCGAGATGTGACGCACTCTGTACACCTTAATACTCGCAGCTACGCAAAGCACGTAGCCTTGAACGTCTTTTACGACCGTATTGTAGGTGCTGCTGACGATTTTGCCGAAGCCTACCAAGGGCGGCATGGCTTGATCGGCCCGATCACGCTTATGTCGGCTAAGAAAACAGCCAACATCCTTGAGTTTTTGGAAGATCAGTTGAAGGAAATCGAAGCGGTTCGATACGACGTTGTGGATAAGTCGGACAGTTCGTTGCAACAGCTCATAGACAATATCATCGAAATTTACTTACGCACGATATACAAATTGAAATTCTTAGCTTGAGGTCAATCATGTCAGCAAACTATAAAAGCATCAGCGCAAGCAATCAAGTCAAGGTTGGCCTTACGATTTTGAAAGGCATTTTTGTTAGCGCCGCAAGCTCAACGCCGCTTATTACGGTCTATGATTCGGGCACCGCAAACACGGGTGACCCGACGATATTGGGTGTGTTTGTTCCCGCAGCAGCGGGTATTTATACGTTCACCGCAAACGGCATCACGGCGAGCACGGGGCTTTACGTGGTTATATCGGGAACGGTAGTAGCGACCATCATTTACGAGTAAACAAAAATGACCGTAGGTCTTTCTCCCGTTGCTGGCGCAGGTTGGCAGTTCTTTGATGCTAACGGCGTCCCATTGTCCGGCGGCAAGTTATACACCTATGCTGCTGGCACTACGACACCGCAGACCACCTACACTAGCATTAGTGGTGTAGTAGCCAACGAAAACCCAATCATACTAAACTCAGAAGGTCGCGTTTCCGGCACTAACGAAGTTTGGTTAGACATAGCCGTAGCGTACAAACTAATATTAAAAACAAGCGCAGATGTTCAGTTGTGGAGCGCAGACGATCTTTCCGGTATAGCCGGTCTTGGCAGCGCGCTTCCAGTTGCTTCGGGTGGGACGGGCGTTTCTTCTAACACTGCGTATGCGGTTCTGTGTGGGGGGACTACCGCTACCAACCCGATTCAATCTATTGCATCGGTAGGGACTGCCGGGCAAGTGCTGACAAGTAACGGCGCTGGTGCTTTGCCAACAATGCAAGCGTCTTTTTTATCTGGCATGATTATCCTGTGGTCTGGAAGTGTGGCGTCTATTCCCACCGGATGGTTGTTATGTAATGGATCATCCAGCACCCCCGACCTTCGGAATAGGTTTGTTGTAGGCGCAGGTTCTACTTATGCTGTGGACGCGACAGGCGGTAGCGCGAATGCAACTTTGCCAAGCCATACGCACACAGCTACATCTACTGTTACAGACCCTAGCCACTCGCATCTGTTCCCTGTTAGCGGCTCGGGTGCGGGAAATCCCGATAATACAAATTCTGGTTCGTCCACTGCGACAACATCAACTGCCGTTACTGGAATTACTGTTGCCACAAGTATTTCTACGGAAGGTTCATCCGCCACCAATGCAAACCTGCCGCCGTATTACGCGCTTTGCTACATCATGAAGTCTTAAATAAATTATGGCCGACATAAAAATATCCGCGCTACCTGCCGCAACCACGCCTCTGGCGGGTACAGAGGTATTGCCAATTGTTCAATCTGGCGTAACAGTTAAAGTTGCGGTAAGCAATTTGACCGCAGGTAGAGCCGTTGCGCTCGGTGCAACAACAATTACCGGCGCAGCTACAATCAGTACAACCCTCGGTGTAACTGGCGTATCCACGTTTGCCGCAGGGTCAGCAGCACTTCCGGCACTTACAACCACTGGCGATACTGATACGGGCGTGTGGTTCCCCGCCGCCAATACTGTTGCTGCCAGCACAGGCGGCACAGAACGTATTCGCATTAACTCCACTGGTAATTTGGGGATTGGTCTAACAAGCTATAACTTGCCGTTGTCTGTTGTGGCTGACAGTAATGGGCAAAATGTTCAACTTAACGGAAGAACTGGCGATAGTTTAGGTCAAATGTTTTTCCGTAATTTTGGTGGGACTAATAACCTTGCTTCCATCGCATCGGATAGTTCTGGTGATTTGTACTTTGGTGCCGGGTCGCAAACAGCGCCGACTGTCCCAACACCGCGCATGTATATTCAAGCCGCTGGTAACGTGGGGATTGGGACAACAACGCCAGCGTATAAACTTGAGATAAGCACAGACTCCGCAGGTAAACCCGGCGTTGGCGGATTGTGGACGGTTGTTTCAGACGAGCGTATCAAAGCCAACATTGTTCCCGCAGACCTTGATCGTTGCTATGAAATTGTTAAGTCAGTTCCGCTTAAACACTTTGGCTTTGCTCCCGGCGTATATACCGACGACCAGATTCAAGATAAGCACAATCTTGGCTGGATAGCGCAGGACGTTCAAAAAGTATTCAAGAACGCGGTATCGGTTAAGCCGTTTACGTTAAAAACTGACATTCCTGATGGCGTTGAAGAATATGAAGAACAAGACTTTACGTTGGAGACTGTAGAAAAAACAGAAACTAGCATACAAGTTATCAATGGCAAGGCAGTGCAAGTGTCGAAGGTTGTCAAATCCGAAAACAAGGTTCTGGTGTTTGATACCGTCGATGTGCTGGACGAAGCTGGTGCGGTGGTGATGGATGGCGACAAACCTTTAACTTACCAAATGCCCCGCATGATTATCAAGACACGCCCCAAAGTTCGCCACGATGTCATCAAGGATTGCCTTGACCTAAACAGCGGCCAGATGATCGCGGCCTTATACGGCGCGGTGCAAGCATTGATGGCAAAAGTAGAAACATTAAAATAACCGCACTGGCGCGGAACGCCAGGGATTCCAAGGAATCAAGCCATGTCTGAAGAAGTACTAGCGGAAGTACCCGCGCCGGAACAGGTTGCTACGGCAGCACCTGCGCCTGAGATAGCAGCGCCGGAAGCAGCGCCCGAGGGCGAAGTTAAGGACTCAAAGCTATTTAGCCAAGAGGACTTAGACGCAGCCATTGGTAAGCGGCTTGCCCGAGAACAGCGAAAGTGGGAACGCGAAGCAAGGTTGGCCGAAGCACCAAAGCCCGCCCCTGTGGAGCATGTTACGCCGGAACAGTTTACAACGACCGAGGAGTATGTCGATGCACTGGCATCTTCCAAAGCCGCGCAAATTGTCCACCAGCAACAGTACGCGAAACAGCAACAAGAGCTGCTTGGCAACTATCACGAAAAGGAAGAAGATGCGCGGGGCAAATACGAGGACTTTGAGCAAGTCGCGTACAACCCCAAGCTACCGATTACCAATGTGATGGCCCAGACAATTCAAGCCTCGGATAACGGCCCTGATATTGCATATTATCTCGGCACAAACCCCAAGGAAGCTGACCGCATATCCCGACTTGAACCGTTCTTGCAGGCCAAAGAAATAGGGCGATTGGAAGCAAAAGTTGCTTCTGAACCCGTTACAAAACGTACATCCAGCGCACCTGCGCCGATTTCACCTGTTACCGCGCGTGGAGGTCACGCCAGCGGTTTTGATACCACCGACCCAAGGTCAATTAAAACCATGACCACAAGTCAATGGATTGAAGCCGACAGAGCACGACAGTTGAAAAAGCAGGAAGCTAGGAACCGCTAACTACTTTTAGGAGCTTTTTCATGGCTAACAGCCTACTTACCATTGATATGATTACTCGGAAGTGTCTCGAAATTTTCGAGAACAACCTTGTAATTTCGCGTAACTGCAATAAAGAATACGACGACAGTTTTGCTGTCGAAGGCGCCAAGATCGGCTCGACCCTGCGGATTCGTCTGCCGGATCGCGCTTTGGTGACCGACGGCGCCGCCCTGCAAGTTCAGGACGACAACGAGCAATTCACCACGCTGACGGTTTCCAGCCAGAAGCATATCGGCATCAACTTCACCAGCGCCGAGCTGACCATGCAGTTGGACGACTTCGCGGAACGTGTTCTCAAACCGCGTATCAGCCAATTGGCGTCGAGTGTGGATGCTGACGTTGCCAACGCCTACAAGTCTATTTTCAACACCGTAGGCACTCCGGGCACCACGCCGGCCACCGCGCTGGTTCTGCTGCAAGCGCAACAAAAGCTGAACGAATCGGCAGCCCCCATGTCGCCGCGTTACGCAACCGTAAACCCTGCCGCTAACGCTGGCCTGGTAAACGGCTTGAGCGGTTTCTTTAACCCGGTAGGCACGATTTCCCGCCAGTTCAAGACCGGCATGATGGGTGAGGGCGTTCTTGGCTACGACGAGATGAACATGTCGCAGTCGATTGTCAACCACACCACGGGCAGCCGCGCAGGAACCATTCTGGTGAACGGTGCGGTCAGCACGCAAGGGCAAGCCACTATCAGCCTCGACGGTCTTACGGGTGCAACCGACACCGTGACTGTTGGTGATGTGTTTACTATTGCTGGCGTGTTCGCGGTTAACCCGCAAACCCGTCTTAGCACTGGTAGCCTGCAACAGTTCGTTGTGACCGCCGCACAAACGGGCGTTAGTAATGCTTTGGCAAACGTGGCTATTTCGCCGCCGATGTACACGTCCAGCAATGCGTTGGCAACCATTGATGCGTTCCCGGCTGACAACGCTGCGGTGACGTTCGTGGGTGTCGCGTCTACCACTTACCCGCAAAACTTGGTGTATCACAAGAACGCGATCACGCTAGCTACGGCTGACCTCTTGCTCCCGCAAGGTGTTGATATGGTTTCTCGCCAGGTGCATAACGGTATCTCGATGCGGATTGTCCGTGATTACGACATCAATAACGACCGTATGCCTTGCAGGGTTGATGTGCTGTATGGTTTCAATACCATTCGCCCGCCGATGGCCTGCCGGATCTGGGGTTAATTTAAACTTTTAGGAGATGCAATCATGGCACTAGCTTCAGTTGGTGGTGGCTATCAGTTCACTGATGGCAATCAAAGCGAACAAACAATTAGCGTCCAAGCAGCGCCGCAAACGGCAACCGCAACCGCTACGTTGACTGTCGCTCAAGTTACCGGAGGTCTTTTGGTGGGTAACCCGTCTACTACGGCGGCGTCCTACACTCTGCCTACGGCGGCTTTGCTCGACGCAACGATGACCAACATGAAAGTCAACAGCACGTTTTCGCTGCGGATTATCAATCTTGGCACCAGTACCGGCCTTATCACGGTGGTTGTTGGCACCGGCATTACCGCCGTTGGTAACCTCGTTGTTGCAATTACGGGCAGCGCGGCAGGTGTTAGTGGCGCGGCAGAGTTTCTGTTCCGCAAGACCGGCGACGCAGCGTATAGTGTTTATCGGGTAGCTTAGTAACAACACCTCGCGGCGTAACAGCCGCGAGGTGGTTTTTAAGGAATACCATGGTCATTTACATGCGGCACCCCGTTCACGGTACCAAGGTCGCTATTGCAGAGGCCGAAGCTGAAGCCGACGAAAAAGAAGGCTGGGAGCGATATGACGTGGGTGCGCTGTTAACACCTAGCGAATCAGTAAAACCTCGCGGTAGACCTCGTAAGGAGTTGGCGGCATGACTACTGCAAACGACCAGATTAATGGCGCTTTGAGGCTGATTGGTCAATTGGCCGAAGGTGAAACGCCATCGGCGGCAACTTCAGCCGACGCGCTGACGGCTATGAACCAGATGCTTGATAGCTGGTCGTCTGAGCGTTTGTCGGTGTTTTCCACGCAAGATCAAGTATTTACTTGGACGCAAGGTCTTAGCTCGCGCACGCTGGGGCCGACAGGCGACTTTGTGGGCAACCGTCCGGTATTGGTGGATGATTCGACTTATTTCCGCGACCCGTCAAACAACATCAGTTTTGGCATCAAGCTAATAAACCAAGCGCAGTACAACGGCATTGCGGTAAAAACAGTCACCAGCACCTATCCGCAGGTCATGTTTGTGAACATGACAATGCCCAATATAGAAATGACGATCTATCCTGTGCCAACTAAGGCGTTGGATTGGCACATTATCAGCGTCAACGAGCTGGTTGAACCGGCTACGCTGGCAACGGTTTTGGTAATCCCGCCAGGCTATTTGCGTTGTTTCCGATTCAATTTGGCGTGCGAGATTGCGGCAGAGTTTGGCGTCGAGCCGCCGCCCTCGGTGCAGCGAATTGCTATGACAAGCAAGCGCAATATCAAGCGAATTAACAACCCCGACGACGTTATGAGCTTGCCGTACAGCATTGTGGCGACTCGCCAGCGGTTTAACATCTACGCAGGGAATTACTAATTGAAAACCCCGATTTTAGGCGGCAGTTATGTCGCCAGATCGGTCAACGCCGCCGATAACCGCATGGTTAACTTGTTTCCCGAAACGATACCCGAGGGTAGCGGCGGGAAAGAAGGAGGTTTTCTGTTGCGTTGTCCTGGCCTTCGTTTGCTGGCAACTGTCGGCACTGGGCCTATTCGTGGGCTGTGGGTAACCAATGGCATAGCATATGTAGTGTCTGGAAACGAGTTCTACAGCTTGAATACAAGCTACACGGCCACTCTACGCGGCACCGTGTCCGGGTCTGGCCCGGTCAGCATAGCCGACAATGGCACGCAGATATTCATCGCCTGTAACCCGTTGAGTTACATTTACAACACCTCCACGGCAGTGTTTGCACAAATTACGGACGTTGACTTTCCTGGCGCCGGTTCGGTCGGCTACCTAGATGGTTACTTTGTATTTAACGAGCCAAATTCGCAAAAGTTTTGGGTAACCAGCCTATTAGACGGCACTTCAATTGACCCGTTGGACTTTGCCAGCGCGGAAGGCTACCCCGACAATGTGATTGCGTTAATCGTAGACCACCGCGAGATATTCTTGTTTGGTAACACTAGCGTTGAGGTTTGGTATGACGCTGGAACGCCTGACTTTCCTTTGGCGCGGATTCAAGGCGCGTTTATGGAAGTGGGCTGCGAGGCTGCG